ATGAGCAGGCCGGAGCAGACCGATGCCGCGGCGCAGCCCGCGTGGATGGCGGGTTTTCTGGAGGCGCTGAAAGCCGGGAAAGGCGTGCGGCGCGCGGCGGAAATTGCGGGGGTGGCGACCTCCACCGCCTATGACTGGCGGGCGCGCGATGCCGAGTTCGCCTATGACTGGGACGCGGCGCGCGGGGTGCCGGTGGTGGGGGCGGAGTGCTGGGGCGGCGTGCGGCGCGTGGGCAAGCGGCGGATCGCCTGCTTCCTGGAAGCGCTGGCGGAAAGTTCCAACGTGCGCGCGGCGGCGGCGGCGGCGGATCTGGACACGGCCAGCGTCTATCGCCTGCGCCGCACCGATCCCGATTTCGCGCGGCAATGGTATGCGGCGCTGGCGGAAGGCTATGACAATCTGGAGATGGAGCTGCTGGCGCATCTGCGCTCGGGCGGCGAGAACCCTCAGGATCCGGGCAGCGTGCGCAAGTTCGACACGGCGGCCGCGCTGCGCAGCCTGGCCGCCCACCGCGAAAGCGTGGCGCGCGAAAAGGGCCGCCGTGCGCTGGCCGACGAGGCGGCGACCATCGCCTCGATCAACGAGAAGATCGACAGGCTGCGCCTGCGCGGGCTGGCGAATGACGAGGCCATCCGTGCCTCGCGCAAACGGGCGGCGAAACGTGCGCGGGGGTAAGGTGGGCAGGGGCGCGGACGTGTCGGCGCAAGCTCCCTCGCCTGTCCCTTCCCGCGGCGTATGGCTTCGGCGCGGCGGGCGCGAGGGCACGGTGGACCGCGCGCTGCTGGGCACCATGCTCACCCCGCACGAACTGGCCGCGCTGGGCAGCTATTACTGGGAAGGCTGGGCGCGCGATGCGCAATTGCCGCCGGCCGATGCCGGGCGGGCGTGGCGGATCTGGCTGATCTGCGCGGGTCGCGGCTTCGGCAAGACCCGCGCGGGCGCCGAATGGGTGCGCGATGTGGCGCGGCACGATCCGAATGCCCGCATCGCGCTGGTCGGCGCCACGCTGGCCGAGGTGCGCAGCGTGATGGTGGAAGGCGACAGCGGCGTGCTGGCCGCCGCGCCGGGCGCCCTGCCCCCGCATTACGAGCCCAGCCTGCGCCGCCTGACATGGGAGAACGGGGCCACGGCCTCACTCTATTCGGCGGGCGAACCCGAAAGCCTGCGCGGCCCGCAGCACAGCCATGCCTGGTGCGACGAAATAGCCAAATGGGATAATTCCAGCGAACGGGCCATGTCGGCCTGGCACAATCTGCAGCTGACCATGCGGCTGGGCGAAAGCCCCCGCGTGCTCGCCACCACCACGCCGCGCGCCACCGCGCTGATGCGCCACATCATGGCCGGGGTCGACAGCGGCGAGGTGGCCCTGGCGCGCGGGCGGACCACCGACAATAGCGAGGTGCTGCCGGGCGCATACCTCTCCGCGATCATCGAACAGTTCGAGGGCAGCGCCTTCGGGCGGCAGGAACTGGCCGGCGAAATGGTCGACACGGTGGAAGGCGCGCTGTGGACCCGCGCGCTGATCGACCGCTGCCGGGTGGGTGCTGGAAGCTCCGGCCCCGCCCTGCCCGAACCGCGCCGCGTGGTGGTGGCGGTGGACCCGCCTGCCGGGAGCGGGTCGGGCGGCGGTGCCTCGGGCAAAGGCGATGCCTGCGGGATCGTGGTCGCCATGCTGGGGGCCGACGGGCTGGCCTATGTCCGCGCAGATTGCACGGTGGAAGGCGCCACGCCCGAACGCTGGGCCCGCGCGGTGGCCGCCGCCGCCAGCGCCTGGAACGCCGACCGCGTGGTGGCGGAGGCGAACCAGGGCGGCGCCATGGTGGCCAGCGTGCTGCGCGCCGCGGACATCGCCCTGCCGCTCAAACTGGTGCACGCCACCAAGGGCAAGACCGCCCGCGCCGAACCCGTCGCCGCGCTGTATGAAGCGGGCCGCGTGCGCCACGCCGGCGTGTTCGCCGCGCTGGAAGACCAGCTCTGCGGCCTCACCACCGGCGGCGGCTACGAAGGCCCCGGCCGCTCCCCCGACCGCGCCGACGCGCTGGTCTGGGCGCTGACGGAGCTGATGCTGGGCAAGCGGCGGGAGCCGGGGATATGGGTGGTGTGAGGGGTTACGCCGCAGCATTCGGTCTGACTAGATCCGGCTGCGTGCATCGACTTCCTCTTCGAGGAAACGGGCGATGCTTTCCATCTCGGCCTTCCATCCGGCGGTGAAAGCGAAGTGCAATGCAAACGGCGCCGCCCAGAGGATCAGCGGTATAAACCAGGGCATCTCGGAAAAACCGCCGTCCGAAGGTCCGGCGAGGAAGCCCAATATCCAGATCACGGTCAGAAAGGTTAGGAGAGTATAGCAGAGCACGAAGACCAGCTTGTGCAAGCCAGCTGCTCCGAACCGGCCCACGATAAGCGTTGCGTCACCATCCGGCACCAGCCGTGCAGTCAGCCGGGGTTGCCCGTTATAGTGTGGAATGGACCTGTATCCGAGCATCACGCGCCCGAACCGCGAATAGCCGCTTATCCCGGTGCCGAGAGGATTGAGAACTGATTTGCTGGCGGAATTGATCCGGCTGGCCACCGTTTCCGGCGACAATGGCGAGTGAAAACACATCGGAATGCCGGTCAGATAATCCGAAATACGCATATCGGCATCTGTGCCATATCGGCTGGACGGCACAAGCCACTTCGGCGGGAAGGAGGCGTGGCGAAGTTGCGGGCGGACGATGCGCTGGATCCCCGCCTTCGCGGGGATGACGGTTGGCGGGAGCGGTTTGTACTCTCCCGTCATTCCCGCGCAGGCGGGAATCCAGGCGGCAAGCAAAACCACTCACCGCAAGGGTTCGAACCCCAAATCTTCGGCCAGATCGCGCCAGTCGGGGTTCGCCGCCTCGATCAGCGCAAGTTTCCATGCGCGGTTCCATTTCTTGATCCGTTTTTCGCGCAGAATGGCCTGTTCCATCGTTCCGTGCGGTTCGAACCAGACCAGCCGTTTCACCCCGTAGCGGGCGGTAAAGCCCATCGCCCCCTCGCGGTGCTGGTACACCCGCTGGCCAAGGTCGGACGTGACGCCCGCATAGAGCGTACCGTTCCGCGCCGAGGCGAGCAGGTAGACCATCGGATTGCGTTCGCGCGGCATTGCGCCGTGGCTAATCGAATCCCGTCTGTGCGGGAATGACGAATTTGGGGGATGTCGCCAGCAGCGATCGCCCCCAATCCACTCACAACCAAAGGAAAACCCATGTCTTTCCTCACCAGTCTCGCTTCCGCCTTCAAGGGCGGGGGCGGCACCCGTGTGCCTGTGGCGCGCGGGTTTGTTTCGCCGTGGGATGCGGCGTTCGATGCCGGGCCGGGCGCCGCGCCCTTCGACTATCGCCATGCGGTGGGCGAGGCCTATCTTGCCAATCCGGTGGCGCAGCGCAGCGTGCGGATCGTGGCCGAGGGGGTGGGCGGCGCGCCCGTCGCCTGTGCCGACCCTGCCCTTGCCCGACTGCTCGCCGGGTCATGCGGCACGCAGCCGCTGATGGAGGTGCTGGCGGCGCAGCTGGCGCTGCACGGCAATGCCTTTGTCCAGATCCTGCGCGACGGGGCGGGCGTGCCGGTGGAACTGTTCCCGCTGCGGCCCGAGCGGGTGCAGGTGGTGGCGGGCGAGGATGGCTGGCCCGCCGCCTATCGCTATATCCTGGCCGACCGCACGATCACCTTCCCGGTGGAGGATGCCGACGGCTGGCCCGCGATCATCCACCTGAAGCATTTCCACCCGGCCGACGATCATTACGGCGCAGGCTGCCTTGCCGCCGCCGCCCCGGCAGTGGCGGTCCACAATGCGGCGAGCGAGTGGAACCGCGCGCTGCTGGCCAATGCGGCGCGGCCATCGGGGGCGCTGGTGTTCGAAAATGGCGATGCGCCCCCGCTGACCGCCGAACAGTTCGACCGGCTGAAGGCGGAACTGCACGGCGCCTATCAGGGCAGCGGCAATGCCGGGCGGCCGATGCTGCTCGAAGGCGGGCTGGACTGGAAGGCGATGAGCATGACGCCCGCCGACATGGATTTCGCCGGGCTGAAGGCCGCCGCTGCACGCGACATCGCGCTGGCGTTCGGCGTGCCGCCCATGCTGCTCGGCCTGCCGGGCGACAACACCTATGCCAATTACCGCGAGGCCAATCGCGCGCTGTGGCGGCTGACGCTGCTGCCGCTGGCCGCGAAAATATTGAACGGGCTGCAGGCGGGCATGGCCGACTGGTTCGCCGGGGGCGCGGCGGTCGATCTCGACCGGGTGCCGGCGCTGGCGGAGGATCGCGAGCGGCTGTGGACGCAGGTCAGCGACGCGGATTTCCTCAGCGCGGCGGAAAAGCGCGAGCTGCTGGGGCTGTCATCAGGAAAGGACATCGCATGACACGGGACGATATGCTCGCGCGGCTGATCGCACATGCCAGCCACGAAGGGGGCGAGCTGATCACGCTCCGCGCCATTGTCGAGGAGGCGAGCGAGCTGGGCGCGCAGCGGGCGCTGGCGCGGCTGGGGCTGGAGGATGCCAAGGCGGAAGGCGATATCGACGAATTGCGCGAACTGCTGTCGGCCTGGCGCGATGCCAAGGCCAGCGCGTGGAAGGCGGCGGTGGAATGGCTGGTGCGCGGCATTCTGGCGCTGCTGCTGGTGGGCATCGCCATGCGGCTGGGCCTGGGCGAGATCGTCTCGTGAGCGCGGCCGTGCCTTTGCGCATCGCGGGCTATGCCGCCTTGTTCGACCGGGTGGACGGCGCGCGCGACACGATCCGGCCCGGCGCCTTTGCCCGCACGCTGGCGCAGCGGCGCGAGGCCCTGCCGCTGTTCTGGCAGCACAGCCCCGCCCGCCGCATCGGCTGGGTCGAACAGCTGGGCGAGGATACCCGCGGCCTGCGCGTGGTGGCGCGGATCGACAACCCGCAGGACCGCGCGGCGAAACTGCTGCGCGAGAGGGCGGTAAGCGGCCTGAGCTTCGGCTACCGCGCAAGGGCGTTTCGCCAGACACCGCAAGGCCGCGAGCTGGCCGATATCGAGCTGTTCGAGGTGAGCGTGGTGACCCACCCGCTGCAACCCGAAGCGCGGGTGCATTTCGTGGGGGTTTGAGGGGGGAGGCGACACCTTTCACAATGTCATCGCGAGCGAAGCGCGGCGATCCATCGCGCAACGGTGCGCCTTGATGCGACGGCAGAAGATGGATTGCCGCGTCGCCTTTCGGCTCCTCGCAATGACGGGTTGAGAGCATCGACTCCCCCCACCCAACCCCAACCAGCCGCCCACACGGGCGGCTTTTTCGTTTCTCAAGGAAGGAAATACCATGGAAATCCAAACCCCTACCCCCACCCAAACCCCAGCCCCCGACCAGGCGGAGGCCAGCTTCGACATCGTCGCGCGGCAGGACCGGACCGAGGCCAATCTGGCCGCCTTGCGCGGCGAGGTGGACGAGGTGAAGGCGCGCGTCGATCGCATCGGCCGCGCGGCGGCGCGCCCGGCCATTGGCGGCACGGAGGCCGCCGCGCCCGAGGTGAAGGGCTTTGTCGATGGCTATCTGCGGCGCGGGGCTACGGCGGAATACAAGTCCGTCAGCGGGGCGGTGCCGTCGGATGGCGGCTATGCCGTGCCGCGCCAGATCGATGCGCTGATCGCCCGCCAGCTGGCCGAAACCAGCCCGATCCGCGCCATCGCGCAGGTCGTGCAGACGGGCAGCGCGGGCTACCGAAAGCTGGTGACCACCGGCGGCACGGCCAGCGGCTGGGTCAGCGAGACGCAGGCGCGGCCCGAAACCGATACGCCCGCTTTCGCCGAAATTGCCCCGCCCACGGGCGAGCTTTATGCCAATCCGGCGGCCAGCCAGGCCATGCTGGACGATGCCGGATTCGACCTGGAAAGCTGGCTGGCCAGCGAGATCGCAGCGGAATTCGCCCGCGCCGAAGGGGCCGCCTTCGTCAATGGCAGCGGGGTGAACCAGCCGCGCGGCTTCCTCGCCGCCCCCACCTCCAGCGCAGCCGATGCGGCGCGCGCTTTCGGGACGCTGCAATATCTGGGCACGGGCGATGCGGCGGGCCTTGGTTCAGCAGCGGAGATCGCGCTGATCGATCTGGTCCATGCGCTGAAAGCGGGGCACCGGCAGGGCGCCAGCTTCGTGATGAATTCGGCGACGCTGGCCGAAATCCGCAAGCTCAAGACCGATGACGGCGCGTTCCTGTGGCAGCCGGGACTGGTCGAGGGCCAGCCCGACCGCCTGCTGGGCTATCCGGTGGTCGAGGCGGAAGACATGCCCGATGTGGCGGCAGGCACCTGCCCCATCGCCTTCGGCAATTTCCGCCACGGCTACCTGATCGCCGAACGCAGCGCGACACAGGTGCTGCGCGATCCCTTCACCAACAAGCCCTTCGTCCACTTCTACGCCACCAAGCGCGTAGGCGGGCAGGTCCTGGATTCGGATGCGATCAAGCTGCTGAAAATCGAGGGATAAGAAAAGGCCTGAGCCATCCGACACGACCCTGCGTGGTGAGCGGCTCGCTCAGATCGGGCTGCGACCAGCAGCCCGCAAGGGCAAGCGCCCGCCCGCAGGTACTCGACGCGGCACGCGTCGAAACAGCGCCGAGGACGCCCCCGCGGAGGCGGGGGCGCAAAACAAAAAAGGACCACAACCCACCATGCCGACAGACCTGTCCGGCCAGCCGCTCGACGAACTCAAGCAATGGCTGGCCATCACCACTCCCGGCGAGGACGCGCTGCTGCTGCGCCTGCTCCAGACCGCATGGCAGATGTGCCTGAACTTCACCGGGCTTGCGGCGCCCGATTGGGACGCGCTCGACATGGGCTTGCGTCATGGCGTCATCCGCTTCGCCGCGCATCAATATCGTGAGCGTGACCGGGGCCAGGCGGGCGCCATCCCTGCGGCAGTGGCGGCGCTGTGGCGCCCCTGGCGGCAGGTGCAGCTGTGAGCTGGGAGAGGCTTGCCGCCACGCTGGCCCGGCGCGCGGCGGGGCTGGCCGAGCGGCGCGAGGCCCACAGCCTCGGAGATCCGCAGCGCTGGCGCGATGCACGCTGGCTGTGGCCCGACCTCAGCGGAAAGGAGGGCTGAATGGAAAGCGCGCTCAGAACCGCCCTGATCGACTGGCTGCGCAGCGATGGCGAACTGGCGACCAGCCTCAATGCGGTGGACGAGGAAGCCCCCAGCCCCGCCCCCGCACCAACCCTGGCCATCGCCGCCAGCGCCGCCGCCGACTGGTCCACCAAGACCGCCCAAGGGCGCGAGGTGCGGATCGCCCTGGAACTGCTCGACCGCAATGACGACGCAGCCCGCACCGCCGGGCTGGCAAGCCGGATCGAGCACAAAATAGCCACGCTACCAGCGGTGCAGCAGGGCCTGCACGTAGTGGTCACCCAATTCCTCCGCAGCCGAGCCGAACGCCGCCCGAGAAACCTCCGCGCAGTCCTCCTCGAATACCGCTTCAAAATCCTAGAAACCTAAGTGGCCCACCCATCGGGCTGCGACCAGCAGCCCGCAAGGCCGACCGGCCGCCCGCAGCGGGCGCAGCTTTGCTGCGCATCTAGCGAGGATGCCCCCGCGGAGGCGGGGGCACAAAACAAGAAAGGACAACCCAAAAATGACACCCCAGAAAGGAGCCGCTTTCCTGCTGAAAGTCGGCGATGACAGTGTGCCTGCCGCCTATGAAACCGTGGCGGGCCTGCGCACCACGCAGATGTCGATCAATGGCGATACGGTGGTGGTGACGCACAAGGGCAGCGGCGGCTGGCGCGATCTGCTGTCGGGCGCGGGCACGCGCTCGGTCTCGGTCAGCGCGTCGGGCGTGTTCCTCGGCTCCGATGCCGAAAATGCGATCCGCACCCATGCGCTATCGGGCACGGTCCATCCCTACGAACTGAGCTTCGAGGACGGCGCGCGGATGCGCGGGCGGTTCCTCGTCCAGCGGCTGGATTATGCGGGCGATTTCAATGGCGAGCGCACCTATGCGATCCAGCTCGAAAGCTCGGGCCAGGTGGTGCCCTCGTGAGCGGCGCTTCCACCCAGGCCAATCCGCAGCGCGGCGAGGCCGCCATCCATGTGAACGGGCGCGAAGTGCTGCTGCGCCCGACATTCGCGGCGCTGGTCCGCGCGGAGGAGGAGCTGGGCTCGCTCTTCGCGCTGGTGGAACGCGCCGGACAGGGCGAATTGCTTCTGTCCGAAATCGCGGCGCTGTTCTGGTTCTGCCAGCATGGCCCCGCCCCCTTGCCGCGCGAGGAAATCGGCGAGGCGGTGGTGGCGATGGGGCTGGCCGGCGCCGCCGCGCCGCTCAAGACCATGCTCGGCCAGATCCTGCGCGGGCGATGAAATGGCGCATTTCGCAACCGGCGCGCGGCGGCTGGCGGGTTTGAGCGCCCGCACGCTCGGCTGGCTGCCCGACATCTTCTGGAACGCCACGCCCGAAGACCTCGCGCTCAGCCTCGGCACACACGACCCCGCCGCCGCACCGCCCAGCCGCGCGGAAATCGCGGCGATGATGAAAAGGGACCGGAATGGACGATGATTACGACGATCTGCTGGTAGCCGTGCGCGCCGATACGCGCGGCTTCGCGCAGGATATTGCGGCGATGCGGCAGGATTTCGACACCACGCTGGTGAGCGGGTTCGAAATGGCCGGAAAGCTGCTGGAGACGAGCCTGACCGGCGCGCTGCGCAGCGGCAAGCTGGAGTTCGAGGATCTGAAGCGCGTGGCCCTCTCCGCGCTCGACCAGATCGCGGCCCGCGCGCTCAATGCCGGGCTCGACAGCATCATGGGCGGCGGCAATCCGGGTGCCGGAATGGGAGGTATGGGCGGCGGCGCTGGCGGGGGTCTGGCGCAAATGGCGGGCTTGTTCAGCCAGCTGATCGGCAGCTTCCTCGGCCTGCCCGGCCGCGCCACCGGCGGGCTGGTCGGCCCCGACCGCCCCTATCTCGTCGGCGAGCGCGGGCCGGAAGTCTTCGTGCCGACCAGCGCAGGCCATATCGAACCCAACCATGCGTTGGCCGGTAAGCCGAGGGAGGTGCGTGTGGCGATCAACATCGCAACGCCGCAAGGGACCAGTGCCCCGGTCGCTCTCCAGCGCTCGTCCCGCCAAGTCGCAAGCGCGTTGCGAAGGATTTTGTTTTAGCCTCAAGCGCCGGCGTTCGCGTCCGCTCACTTGGCTATCCTCGCTCACGCGACCTGACGGTCGCATCGCTGCGGGCGGCCGGTCGGCCTTGCACTCGCCTACGGCTCGCGTCGTTTAGCTCGCCTTCAACGGTGGCACTTTATATCCCCCAATTCGGAGACAAACCATGCCATTCTGGCTCGCGGACACGCGCCGCAAACAGCATGCCGACTGGATCGCGCGGTTCGATCCGCGGTTCTGGACGGTCAACTTTCCGCGCCCGATGATGGCCAGCGTCGTCACCACCGCGCCCGATGCGCTGCGGGTGGAGTGCGAATTCTATCACGAGGGCGAGTTGGCAGGGCTGATCTGGGAGAGCGAGGACCGGCTCGATCACCCGCTGCTCGCCTATCGGACAGAGCGTGATTACGGCCATTGCGTGCTGCGTTTCCGCTGGCGGTCCTCGGGTCTCGTCCCGCTCGACCAGGCGAACGGCCCGACGCTGACGATCGAGGGCAAGGATGCAAACGGCACCTCCCGCGCCTGGTATGTCCGGCTGTGGAACTATGCCAGCGGTTCGCCCGAGGATGCGGAGATCACCCTGCCCTTCTCGCAACTGGAATCGGGCTGGGCGCTGCCGGGCGAGAAGGTTCATGTCGCCGCGATCGAGCGCATGTTCATCAGCCTTGCGCCGCGCGGTTTCGCCCCCGGTTCTGCCACCGCATTCCCCGCCCGCCGCACCGGCTGGGCCGAAATGCGCGCCATCGCCTGCGAGGGCGAGCGCGCGGTGATCGCCATCGGCGATGTCATCCTGCCCGCGCATGGCGAGCAGATGGCGACGGCCTATGACGACAGTTTCAACCAGACCCCGGCGCGGCTGCTGCGCCAGATCGAACAGCTCGGCTATCGCGGGCGGATCGTCCATTATGTGGGCATGAGCCATTATTATAGGCTACGCCCTGCCGATCTGCTGGTGGAGGAGGATGGCACGCTAAGCGGCGCTGCGCGGGCCTGGCACGCGGATTATTTCGCCCGCGCGGTGGCGATGGATTTCGCGCCCATCGCCTCGCTCTCCTTCGAATTGCTAGCGCAGAATTGTCCCGATGGCTGGAAACAGCGCGACCATGCGGGCCATGCGGGCGAGACCGGCTGGGATCCGCCCTCCGCCCTGTTCTCCCCCTGTAACACTGTTGCGATGGCCTTCCTGCGCGCCGTGGCCGTGCAATGGGTCACGTTGCTGGAGGAAGCCGGGGCGGACGTGCTGTTCCAGATCGGCGAGCCATGGTGGTGGGTGCAGCCAGCCAGCGGGGCGCCGTGCCTCTACGATGCCGCCGCACACGCAGAATGGGGCGATGAGCTGGTGACGATCACCGATATGCGGCAGCCGCTGGATGCGGACCAGACCGCATTGCTCGACCGGGCGGGCGCCGCCCTTGGCGCAGCGACCGCGGGCGTGGCCGATGCCGTGCGCGCGGCAGCGACGGGTGAGGCAGAAATCCTGCTGCTCGCCTTCACGCCCACCGTGCTCGATCCTGCCATGCCCGAACTTTACCGCGCCAATCTGCCGCTGGAATGGGCCTGGCCCGCCTTCGACCGTTTGCAGTTGGAAGATTACGACTGGCTCACTGCCGGACACGACGCCGCCCGGCGCAAGGCGCGTGAGTTCGTCGACCGGCGGCTGGGCTATCCCATCCAGCGGCAGGATTACCTGTCGGGCTTCGTGCTGCGCGACGCGGATGCCGAAAACTTCTGGCCGCGCATCGATGCCGCGCTGGACGAGGCGCGCGGCCACGGCATTGGGCAGCGCTTCATCTGGGCGCTGCCGCAGATTGTGCGCGACGGTTACGTCCGCCTGCCGACATATGAGGACAACGAAATGAACGCATTCGACGATGTCGCCTATCCGCTGGCGCTGGGGCGCGATGCTTCGGTCAGCCCGGAATTTTCGACCAGCGTGGCGGTGACCGCATCGGGCCACGAACGGCGCAATGCGCTGTGGAGCGATGCGCGCCTGCGCTACGATGTCGGCCCCGGCATCCGCTCAGAAGCCGAATTGCGCGAATTGCTGGCATTCTATCGCGCCCGCTATGGTCCCGCGCGCGGCTTCCGCCTGCGCGATCCTTTCGACCACAGTTCCGCCGGGGGCGATGGCGAGCCGGGCGCGCATGACGAACTGATCGGGATCGGCGACGGCAAGACCGCCGATTTCCGGCTGGTGCGCAATTATGGCGATCAGCAGCGGCGCATCACGCGGCCGGTGCCCGGCAGCATTCTTGTGAGCCTTGGCGGGGATGCAGCGGCGGGCTGGCGCCATGTCGGCAAGGGCGTGATCCGTTTCGGCCAGCCGCCCGCCGCCGGGATGGAAGTGCGCGCAGGCTTCCTCTTCGATGTGCCCGTGCGCTTTGCCGAGGACCGGCTGGATATTTCCAGCGCGACCTTCGCTGCGGGCGAGGCGCCATCGGTGCCGCTGGTCGAAATCCGGGAAGCGCCATGAGCCGCGCTTTTTTCGCCGAAGAGCTGGACACGGCGGCGAGCTGGTGGCGCATCTATCGCCAAGACGGCGTGACGCTCGGCTTCACCACGCATGACCGCGATCTCTATTTCGGCGGCATCCTCCACCGCGCCGCGCCGGGCATGCTGCCGTCCGCCATCCGCCAGTCCATGCGGCTGGAAGATGACGAGGCCGAGGTGGAAGGCGCGCTGGCCCATGACACCATCCGCGCCCAAGACATTGCCGCCGGACAGTTCGACGGCGCCCGCATGGAAAGCGGAGTGGTCGATTGGGACACGCTCGAACACGCCGTCCTCTATACCGGATCGATCGACGCGCTGACGCAGGACAGCGGCACATTCGGCGCCCGCCTGCGCTCGGCCAAGGCCGATCTGGACGTGGACCCGGTGCCGCGCACCAGCCCAGGCTGCCGCGCACGTTTCTGCGGGCCGGGATGCAATCTCTCGGCCAGCAAATTCACCACCCGCGCGGTGCTGATCGAGGTGGATCCCATGCGCAATTGCGCCCGCTTCGATGTGGGCGACCCGGAACTCTACCGGCAGGGAGAACTGCGCTTCATCGACGGACCGCAGGCGGGCATCACCTTCACCATCATCGCGGTGGACCAGGCCGGGTTCGAGCTGGACCGCCCGCTCCATGGCGATTGGCAGCCGGGAATGCGGGCCGTGTTGCGGCAGGGCTGCGACCGGACCATTGCGACCTGCGCCAGCCGG